ATAGAAATAAAACATTAATAGATTTAAATTGTGTTCCTAAAGAATTAGAAGACAAGATAAATCGTGAGTTTGATAATTTTGAAGTGGCAACTAGAGATAAAATACTAGGTTACTTTATAAACAAAAAACTTAAAACTTTAATCGAGTCGATAGATGAATTTTAGACTCGAAAGAACTGTTAAGGAGATAAAATAATGGTTATAATCAGAAGAAATCCTGATGGTACGGTTGCAAACCCCGATCAGGTAAAACAACAAACACAAGAACAACAAACTGAACAGGTGCAACAACCTGCCAGAACATCACACCCAGCATTAGCAAGTAAAAGAGGTATGCAGGCGCTACAAGACGCAGGTAGAGCAGTGCCACCTTTAATGAGTGAGATCGCTACAAAGGTAAATAATGCAAAAGACAAACCTAGAAAATTAAAAGTATTACAGGATCACGATTCAATACCTTTAAGACAGGTTTTAAAAGGTGCATTTGATCCTAATATAGAATGGTTACTACCGAAAGGTGATGTGCCATATACACCTAATGACGCCCCAATAGGTACAGAGCATACCATATTGAGTCAAGAAGCAAAAAGACTATATCTTTTTACAAAAGGTGGTGATAATACTATATCACAAAACAAAAGGGAAACAACCTTTGTTCAAATGCTAGAGGGTCTATCTGCCGAAGAAGCAGAATTCTTAATCGCAGTTGTGAATAAAAAAGTAAACAATCAGTACAAAGGTTTTACAGCGAATCTAGTTAAAGAAGCATTTAACTGGAACGATAATTTTATGAAAAACTAATCTTTGTTCTCGTTTTGTTCTCATTTAGAAACCCTTGTATCTCAATAAGTGTTGATTTATAAGGGTTTTTTTATTAATTATATGCTTGACTTTTGGCTCAAAATGTCCTATATTATATGAATAAATGATAACAAAAAGGATAAAACATTATGATTAAAGTATCGCAAAAATGTGAAACACTTGACGAGGGAATAAAATTCTTAATGTCTGGTGCAAAAGCTGACTATGTTGCAATGTCAACTAGTTATGGTAAAAAAGAACTTACTGGTTATAGTTTAGAACAAACTGATAAATGGGATTCTAATACTAAAGTTTCTCATGGTAAGAAATATATTAAAGTTGTACAAGAAAACGGCGTGTTTTGTTTTATTGTAAAAGAAGACTTTAAACATTTTAAAAAAGGTGATATATTGAAACCTGCTGGTTACAATGCACCTGCTTTAAATTCTGCCAGAGGTAATGTACTTACTGGTAATTATATGATACAATGGACTGGTCCATTATACTTAAAATAATATGTTTGATTTGACACACGGATTTATATTCTTTCTAATAGGCTGTACAGTTACCTTTGTAGGTTTCTTTATTGCCTATATGATCGCTAGTAGATCACAAGAGAAACCAAGAGAATTAACAGACATAGAAAAACAATTAGAAGAACTAAATAAAGGACAATAAATATATTATGAAACTAAATGCAAAACAAAAAAACCTACTAAAAGAACTTGTAAAAAGTAAAGGTCAATTTAAGACACCTACAATAAAAAAAGACGATACTGAAAAAGGATTTGATGATATTGTAAAACTATATCTAAAAGGTCTATTAACTTTTCAAAGAGAATATGATATTGATCTAGTAGGTCCTTCGAATCAACATATGGTTAGATTCAAATGGTATGTGCTTACCATAGATAAAAGTAAAACTTTAAAAGATATCAGAAGTGTTATCAAGGCAGGTAAAGTTGCCTAGTAAACAACAAATGCAAAGATGGTTAGATAAAACCTGGTTTTATAGTAAAATTATTCTTTTTTTATGTATATTTGGTTTGATTGCTTATAGTTGGGGTACATTTAATCCTAACAATACAGCAAAGGCAAAAGTGAATACTGAACTTGATGAGTATTATGTAAATCAAATTATCGAAATGGGTTTACAAGAACCTGAATTTACATTTAATAATGATGTTCAATTTATTAGGGCAATGCATAAGTGCATTAACTATATAAACTTTACTACGCCTAAACATTTAAGAGTGCCTTATGAAATGATTATAGGTCAGGCAGCGTTAGAGTCTGGTTGGGGTACAAGTAGATTTGCAACAGAAGGTAATAATCTATTTGGTATTAGAACATGGAAAAAAGATGTTGCCCATTTATTACCTCAAGGCGTTGAGAAATGGCCTGGTTGGGGTGTGAAAGTATTTGCTAGTAAATGTGATAGTGTAAAATATTATATTGAGTTATTAAACAATCACTCAGCATATGAGGAGTTTAGAGAATTAAGAGAAACTACAAATGACTCAATGAAATTAATCAAGACACTTGATAAGTTTTCTACAACGATAGATTATGATAAGAGAGTGGCAAGAATGATATTAAGAATAAGAAAACTAGAGGAGGAGAAATAATGACACTTGAAGAAATAAAAAAGAAGTATAAGAGAATAGATAATCTCGCTAAGGCTTGTGCTAATTCTCAAAGTGATGACTTCAAAGCATTATGGTATCATAAACTAATAGATTTAGCAAGAGAGTATAAAATGCTAGACTATGTTATGAGGAAAGTGATACACTAATGAATGATGGACGATAAGGACATAGAAGAATATCATAAAATGATTGACAGTTTAACGAAGAAAACATATCAACCATTGCCAGATAGTTTATATATAGGTGATAGTAAGATACACGGTCAAGGTCTAATTGCTAAATATAATATTTCTGAAGGAACAGATTTAGGTGTTAGTCATTACAGGAGAGGTGATGATGTGATTAGAACGCCACTAGGTGGTTTTATAAATCATAGCGAAGAACCTAATATGATTAGAAAACAGATTAGAATAGAACCTTATTGGGATAAATGGACTGTAACCACAACAAAAGACATTAAAAAAGGCGAAGAATTGACACTAAAATATACAATGTATAGGGTTGACAATCCTGACTAGATGTGTTATAATTAAATTATGAAACAAGTAAAAAAGATAGTTTTAGGAATTATTGCTGTAGGTGGTTTCATATCTCTTTTAGCAATAATTTTAAATTCATTACAAGGTACACTATGATAAATTACTTAATACAAATAATAGATTTTAAGATATCAGTATTAAATAAAATGAGAAGATGTCTAACAGGTGAGGCAAAGATGGATAAGAATTATAAAAGATGGAGAAAAGGCGTTAAAGAATGGGCAAAGAATAGATGAATATATTTTACCTAGATAAAGATCCTGTTGTTGCTGCTCAGATGAGTTGTGATAAGCATGTGGTCAAGATGATATTAGAATCTGCTCAGATGTTATGTACCGTCAAGAGAGTATTAGATGGCACAGAATATACAGACCTCACAAAGAACGGTAGAAAAATTAAAAGATGGCGATTAGATAATTCTAATTTAGAACAAACGATATACAAAGCAGGTTGGTTAGGACACCCTAGTACACAATGGGTTATGAAATCTGCTTATAATTACATATGGTTATATAAACATATGATGGCACTAAACGAAGAATATAAATTAAGATACAATCACACAAAAGATCATATGTGTGTACAAAAATTAGGTGATGTATTATCTACACCACCTCTAAATGCACCTATCAATGTGCAAGGTACAGACGCTACACCAGCAATGCCTGATGAATGTAAAGTGCCAGGTGATAGTGTTGCTAGTTATCGTAAATATTATATAATGAAAAAGAATAGATTTGCTACTTGGAAAACAACCATACCTACATGGTATTCAGAAGGATTAGCAAATGCCAACATATAATTTTCACAATACAAAAACAGATAAGAAGTGGACTGAATATATGTCTATTTCTGAAATGGAAGAGTTTATAAAAAAGAAACATATTAAGTTATTAATGCCTACACAATTAAATATAGTATCAAGTGTAGGTAATATAGATAGTAAAACTGATAGTGGTTGGAAAGAGGTGTTATCAAAAGTATCCGAGGCACACCCAGCAAGTAATCTAGCAGCACAATATGGTAAAAAGTCAGTAAAAGACACACAAATTGACAAGGTAATAAAGACACATAGAGCAAAGAAAGCAGGTAAGAAAGTATAAATACTAGTATGGCAGATTTCGATTTTTTAGACGGATTTGACGCTGATGGCGATTGGGGTTTTACCTCGGTCAAACAGAAACCAGCGACAGAAAGTAAGGCAGAGTCAGAAGCTACAAAAGAAGTTGTTAAGACAACGGCAGATAATGTAGGTAAGGCGGTGTCTAGCGAAATCATCAATAGACTAGAATCAAAACTAGATAAACTATTGAGAGCGACAAACGAAACAAAAGAAACAGTTGTTGCTAAAAATGAAACAGAATTAGAGATTGCTAAGAAACAGATGGATGATGAGTACGATTTAAGAAAAGATAATCTAGGTAAAGAATACAAAGACAATTACAGAAAACTAGAAAAACTTATCATACCTCTATTAATTAAATTAGCAAAATCACCCGAGGCCTACATTCACTGGCCGAACAGAGCAGAAGTAATTGAATCTCAATTGAAGAAGATCATTGCTATAACTCGTGGAAAATAATCAACAAAGGATATCAAATGAAACTAAGCAAGAACTTTAGCTTAAAAGAAATGACTGCTAGTCAGACGGCTGAGCGTAAAGGAATTAATAATAATCCTAATGACGATCAGATTACAGGACTACAAAAATTATGTGAGAACATACTACAACCTGTTAGAGACCACTACGCTACACCAGTGACAGTATCAAGTGGCTTTAGAAGTGAAGAATTATGTGAAGCAATAGGATCATCTACAAACTCACAGCACGCTAAAGGCCAAGCGGCGGACTTCGAAATATTTGGAACGCCTAATGCTGAATTAGCAAAATGGATCGTAGAAAATTTAGACTTCGATCAACTGATATTGGAATATCACAAGCCAGAAGAACCTAATAGCGGATGGATTCATTGTTCATACAAGAGTCCTACTGATAATAGAAAACAAACATTAAGAGCATTTAGAAATGACGCAGGTAAAACTCAATATGTTGAGTACAAACCTGACTGAGCGCTTGGCATAGTTAGTCAAAAAGATCACAATGATATGTTAATGCTTTACAGAAGCACATAAATGTGATATAATTATATTATGAATAAATTACACGAATATATGAAGGCTAATCATAGCATGAAAAGT